TTTCCTTCGCCATAGCCTTCAAAAGTATTAATACTTTCGTTATACCGAATCATCCCGGTAACAGCAGTTCCTGGACGTTCTGCTGTAGTGCCCGCCGGAATTTTCCAATAGCCAGCACCGTAAACACCACCGTCTGTTTCGCCGCTTATTACACCGCCTGCATAGAGAACACCACCACTAACGCTAGTAAGTCCAGTAACATTAGCTGCAGTAATATCTCCACTGGTAGAAAAACCACCTGAAGCAACAAGAGTCCCTGAGATATTTACATCGCCACTGAAGGTTGCGTTACCTGAAACAAAAAGTTGTTCTACGTCAATAGTGTTAACAGTAAGTCCTGAGACAATTGTTACGTCACCTGAAATTGTTGCATCACCTAGAACATCAATGTTGTCAATAGTTAAATCACCGCCAGAAGCTGTGATATTACCAGAAACAGTTAAGTCACCTTCAATTACAACATCTCCGCTGAACGTAGGCGTGTTAATAAGACCTGATACAGGTACCGTTACGTTTCCTTCATCGGGAGCTACGCCCGTGGTGTAAGTAATAAAATCAACACGAACTTCACCGTATTGGGGCATGATTTTACCTAACGCCTACACATATAGATCATTCTACTTTAACCACCCCAAATTGTCAGGATGAATCGTCCATTACCTGACGATAGTGTCATGCCTGAAGTCTGTTGGTTAACGAATGTCATTGTGTTGTATTGACCAGTGCCAGATTCAACAAAAATACCATCGTAAACAGTTGCTCCACCAGAGGCAGCAAAGCCTAGACCAGGGTTGGTTAATGTGCCGAAGGGAACATTAAAGGGGTTGGTAACATCTAAATTATCTGTACTGACGTCAGTGAATTGACCTGATACTGCTGTTAGGCCGCTGATTGTCGCAGTACCAAACTCACCGATGTTACCTGTGACAGTAGCACCTGAGATTGTCAGACCGGATAAAGTCTGGCCACCAAGCTCATCAACGGTAACAAGTCCACGAAACTCACTGATTCCGCTTACCGCTAAGTTGCCGCTAACTGTTAAGTTACCAGTAGTTGTAAGATTATCAGCTGTTAAATTTTCAACATTAAGGTCGGTGAAAACACCACTTGTTCCAGTGACGGTTGCAATTCCACCGCTTGCAAAAATACCTTGTGCGCGTACAATTTCACCTGAAATCAAGAAGTCAGAAAGTAAATTCTGACCTTGAATTGTTCCGGCTTCAGTTGTGATGTTTCCTGTGGCTGTAATATTGCCAAGGGTATCGAAATTACCGGATCCTTGCGTAATATCTCCACTGACATTAAGGTTTCCAGTAATCGTTGAATTACCACTAGTAAACGAGCTGCCAGATGTTACTAAATCACCACTGATTGTTGCAGATCCACCAACGTATAAATCATCAATTTCTAGGTCACCACTAAGTGTGATGTTGCCTAAGACATCAAGATTACCGCCGATGTTAGTGTTGCCGCTGATATTGGCATCACCAGTAATTGTCGTATTACCACTAACAAATAAATTATCGCCAAGTTCAGTTTGACCTGTTACGGTAAAAGTACCACTGATACTAGAGTTACCGTTGACAGTTAAACCACTTTGGACATCAAGTGAACCACTAATGCCAGCATTACCTGCGTTAGTAAAATCGCCAGTGACATTTAATGCACCTGTTAATGTTGTGTCGCCACTGACGAAAAGTGGGCCAATTTCTGTTTGACCGGCAATAAATAATGTTGAACCACTAATGACACTGGCAGTTATATCACCAGCAAAGAATGCATCAACACCAGAGATTACTGTTCCACTGATGTTACCACTGACGATGGCATCTTCTCCGACAGTAACACCACTTTCTAAAAAAGTATTGCCAAGAACAGTAAAGTCACCACTGATGGTTTGGTCACCAGAGAAGCTAAGGTTTTGTGCGTTAAGTGTGTCAACGTTAATTGTATTGGCTTCAATTAAGTCACCGGTAATTGTTGTACCAGAAAGGTGGGTGTAAATACCACTCGTTCCACTTATTAATTCACCTGAGATGACTTCACCTGAGAGATAAGTAAAATAACCACTAGTAACTGTTAAGTTTGTAACAATACCACTAACTACATTAAGGTTGTCAAAGTTGCCACTAATGGAATTAATCGTAGTCCCTGTTGCCAGGGTGTAGTTAATCGTGTCTCCTGTAATTGTTTGTCCGGATAGATATACAAAATCACCAGACGTTACGTTGAGCTGGCTAACGTTAACAACATCACCAGTAATTGTGGCACCTGACAAGGTGCCAGTGACATTAATATCATTAGCAATAATGGTTCCACTGGAGATTAAGTCACCTGTAATTGTGATGCCGCTAACAGTAACGTTATCAACTGTCAGATCAGTAATATTCGCATCGTCAGCTTGTAGATTACTGAACTCACCACTGACGTAGGTAATTAAAAGACCGGTGGCAAAAGTAGTAAAGGTACGATCAAAGTTACCACTGACAAAATTAGCAGTGCTGCCAGTGATTGTTTGTTGAATTGTTGCATCACCTTGGACTTCTAGCCCATCAGTCGTAACAAAATCAACATCGATATTCCCATCGATATCAACATCACCAGTGACAGTAAGACCACTTAATAAGGTCAAGCCGCCAGTAATTGTTACATCTTGTGAAAAGAATGAGTCACCATTAGCGACAATACCACTGGCAAGTGTTGCTAAACCACTGACATTTAAAAAACCAGTAACCGTTAAGTTATTAACAACAAACGGATCTAATTCATTAATATTGATGTAATAGATATCAAGATATTCTCTAAAACCACTAAAGGTAATCTTTTTGTTACGCAGTGCAGGGTCGACCTCAAAGACACTGACTGTCGTCAGGAGGTCCGAATCATTAATATCCCCAGGGTTAATTGAGGGAAATTGTGTAATTTTTCTATTAGCCACCCTGCATCAAGCCAAGTCCTAGATTTAATTATAGGACTGCTTATTTCTCTTTGATTTCAATCCGTGGGATTATATCGCTAGCAATATACCAAATGCCTTGTAATCCCAGAACACCGACTACTGCGATAGCAAAAACAAGGATTAATTCAGCCAGAGTCAAGTTACGACGGACAACACGGACTTGTTCGGTAACTTGCGCGGTAACTTGCGCGGCAGGTGCAGGTGCAACAGGATACTGCGGAGCTTGTGGCTGGGGTACTCCCTGACGTTCCCTGACTTGTCGAATGGCATCTTGCAAGGCTTGTTCTCGCATAGCCCTGAAGTCAGGCACGTTCGGTGGTTGAGCCATGTCTTGTTGTTGCATAGCTTGATCAAACTCTTGTGGCGTATCAAAACGCTGGTCTTCTGGATTGACGTAATAGTTACCAGCGTTAGACCGTTGGCCAGGAGTTGAATATTGCTGACTGGAAGGGACTTGATCTTCCATGGAGATAGCAGTATGTTCTTAGAAACTGTAGCATTTATTTTTACACATGTCAGACATTGTTGCATCTCTAGATGCACTGACTACAGAGATTAAAGGAATCAAGCATATTTTGTCTTCTCTGTGGCATTCAAAATATTTCAACGGCGAGACAGACCAGGTTAGTCCTGAGTTTTATGCAGATGAGTACATCTCTACTGCAGAATGCGCCAAGCGTTTAAACGTCAGTGAGCAGACAATCCGTAACTGGATTCTCGCAGGTAAAAGCAAGAATCCAAAAGGTTGTAACCAATGGATTCAAGGCATTCATTACGTCTTAATCCCAACTGGTCCACGGCGAACTTTGGTACGTATTGCTTGGAACAATCTGATTGCTCAGTTTACCAAAGGCCCTGAAGCAAACCTGCGATCGTTTGATCCTGCTGCCACGATGTATCAGAATAAATCACGTGAGCATTGGAACAACGTACCTATTCCTAAACAAGATAAAGAAAATGACGAACAGATTTAATCACATTTGTATTGATGTCCTCACAATTGAAAACTATGCAGAGATTTTACCAAAGAATCTGGCGGATCAAATCCATCAGTTTATTCCTCCTTCTGGTTCTTTTGACGATGAGGTGTTAAGGCGTTATGTCAAAGTCATCCGTGACTTTGAGATTGAAGATCCGAACAGTAACATGACATTGGCCAACCGTTTGAGGATGGCCTTTTCGGACATGGAGCCAGATACTATTTGCAGTAGGTTTCCCAACGCTGATCTACCCCTGAAAAGGCGGCTCAGGTGCGTGGCCGAATACTTAATTCGTTCTGGTGAATTTATTAAGTTACGGGATGAGAACGGCAAGTTAATTAAAAAACGTGGCGTTCTTGGGAAAATGGTTGTCATTTACCAGCCACAACCCAAGATGCTTGCTATATTACAGAAACAAAAATTAGTTTCAAATGAGTAGAAGGGAAGACTTACTCCGTGCTGTCTGCGGTGAAGATATCGAAGGTAATAGTGCCCGTTACGCCAACGCTACAGCCAAGATTATTCTTGGTGATATGGGTAAATATTATTTTAAATTTTGGGAGACAGAAGGTCCTGGAGTCATGGTTATGCAACCAAAAAATGAACGTTCTATGTTTTGGTTGACACTAGAAGAACTCCATGCGGCCAGGGAAGAGTCTGAACGCAACGGAGAAAAAGAGATGGCTACCACATTTCAAACAATTCTGGAGTCAGCTGCCAAGCTGGATCCGAATGAGGCGGCAGGTTACATAATCAACGATGAAAACGGCATGCGCTATTTTGTTGTCGATTATGAAAAAGATGCGGACTGATGACGTTAAAGCGTGGTAATAGTAGAGCCGAAGACTTTGAGCACATCAGCAACCGTGACCTTATTGATTCAGCGCATATGCTTATGGGTTCAATCGATCTCGATCCTGCTAGCTCTGAGTTTGCTAACAAGTACGTACAAGCAACGGAATACTACAACCCCGTCGACGATGGATTAAATGACCAGCAGTGGTATGGAAATGTTTACTTGTTTCCTCCTAACCGTTCTTATTTTTGGGACAAGAAAAGTGATCGCTGGAAAGTGACGCGTGGTCTATCTCCTACTCTGGCTTCTGGCCATGCTGTTTGGTGGCGGGCATTAAAGCGTAAATGGCTTGCCAACGAGATTAACCAAGCTATTTTCTTTACAAATTACATGGACATGGCGATGTATTGCCAGGATATTTTTGATCATCCTGTCTGCATTATGAAGTCAAGGCCCACATTGATGCGTCGATATTATGCAGATGATCGTATTTATCATCAGACCACAGGTACTTCAATGATTGTCTACTTGCAGCCACAGTTCGATATCACATCTGCTACTGAATCTTTCCTCGATATTTATTCTGAAAAAGGTAGGATCTTGGTGTAGATTGTTTAAACCGAAGAACGAGCATGTCCATTCTTAGTGACAAAGAGATCAAAAAGTTTGCCTTAGAAGGCATGATCACTCCGTTTGTGGATAGACTTATCAACACCGACCAGGGAGTACCTGTTTTAAGTTATGGATTATCGTCGTATGGCTATGATATTCGACTATCTCCAAACCAGTGTTTATTGTTTGGTGGCGTTCAGCACGGTATGTGTGACGCTAAGAATTTTGACCCTGAAATCTTAAAGGAGACAGAGCTTCATGAAGATGAGCGAGGCCAGTATTTTATTATCCCTCCTTTTGGCTACTGTTTGGGCGTTGCTGTTGAACATCTATCTCTTCCCAGAAACGTTACCGTGGTTGCCGTGGGTAAAAGCACATATGCCAGAGCTGGGATCATGGCAAACATTACTCCTGCTGAAGCTGGCTGGGAAGGACATCTAACATTGGAGATCAGTAACTGTACTCCATTGTTTAATAAAATTTATGCCAATGAAGGTATTTGCCAGCTTCTGTTTTACCAGGGTGAACCCTGTGAAGTTGATTACTGTATGCGTAAAGGAAAATATCAGAATCAACCGTATGAAGTAGTCTTATCTAAGGTTTAACGATAATACAACCTGGAAGTACTAGCTTTTGGTTTGTCCGCATAGTTGGTACTTCCGGCTCTACCAAATCGATCACCTTCGATAAAGGCTGGAGTCTGTCCTTCTCTATCAGTCCATGGAGCGTCGTACTGTCTCTTCTGACGAAACTTTCCTGCACTACGTGCGGACTTTAGAAACTTTTCAACACGATCTTGCTTGCCTTCGTTGCGAGTCCCCGCAGCATACGCGGTTTCCCGTTGATCCTCAGAAAGTCTACGAATGTCTACGTCATACGCCCTTTCTGGAGTGAGATCTGTAATCTCACCGCCAGATGAACCAGCGTCAATGCGTTTATCGTAATTAGGATTATAAGCCATAGGTCAATTATAATTGTAGTTAAACTCCCTGAAGAATATGCATTTCTTAGATGAATTCATGGGCAATAATGATGAGTTAAGGCAACGTATGGCTACGTTGGATACTTTTGGTCAGCCCATGGATAACGAGGCAAATGATGTGCCTCTTTATGATCAATACAATAGAGGATTGACATTGACACAGGAAGATATGAGTGACAGAATGAATTTAAGTATTGATCCAAGAGCGCAGCCCAGATGCGGATTAACGGGTGTGATTCCAAGTGCGGAGATGGGGATGATGCAGGGAGCAGAACCTCAACCTCGTCAATTAGTAGTGGACATGGGTCAACTATCTCCAGAGGAACAGGAAGTAGCGATGACCAAGCAACGTCAGCTAAGGACTGGTTTGAACCGGTCGGGCCTGATGTGACGGATTGTCCAGGGGGTGTTTGTCCTGTCCCCTGGGCAACAGATACCAGTGGAGATGATAAACCTTCCAGTGCCTGGAATAACTATATTGAAAAACATAAAGAAATTTTTACTGATCGTTCCGAATGGAATGAAAGGTTTCCTCCTGTTTTAACTGATAACGTTAATCATCCTGAGCATTACATTATCGGTAGCGTTGAGTGTATTGAAGCCATTGAAGCGCAGTTAACGCCAGAAGAATATAGAGGCTACCTAAAAGGTAACGTAGCAAAATATGTTTGGCGCGAAAAGAATAAAGGGGGTATTGAGTCACTGAAAAAAGCCCAGTGGTATTTAGATAGGTTAATCGCTTTAGAATAATTATTAGTTAGTTTAAAAGCTATGCCTGGTCGTTCTTCAGAACCTGGTCGTTCTTCTTCCAATTCTGATCCCAAGTATGACAAAAGAACAATTAACATGTTATCAAAAATGTCAACTAGGGAACGGAACAAATTTGTTCGTGATAACAGCACAAAACGATCAAGCGATAATAGTGGCGCTCGTGAGTTTAAAGGTGTTGGAGGTATGAAAGGTGTTGCTAGGGGAGCAAAATCTGCTGCTAAAGAAGCACGAAAAGCAGGTGATAAAGACACCGCCAAAACAGCACGTAAATTAGGTCGTCAAGCTGATCGTACTGTTGCTC